CTGTTGTGAGATCCAAGCCAGTGATTTGTTCTAGCCACTGTGCAGTGGGCATGACATCAGCTTGATTGATACGACGAGTAAGTGGCTTACCTGTTGAGTCTTTGAATACATTACCACCTTCATTAATCTGCATCAGTTCTTCTCACTGTTCTGGTAAATTTTGTAGGGTCACGGTCACGGATAGCATTTAGTAGTTTTCTCACTAGATTATCTGCTTGATCGGCAGGATATGCAGTTTCTATTTGCTCAATTAATCTAATAGCACTGGCTATCACATTAGTAGCACGACTTTCTACAACATAACGGCGATCTCGATCCTGGAAACGATCTTGATAGATCGTGTCTAACTCTTCCAGAATGCTGCGGGTTTTTTTCTGCATAATAGCCAGTGCCTTTGAATTATTTATCGGTTTGTATCAATCTAATCGTGCAACAAGATCCTGCCAAACGGCTGTCTGATATGGATCGTATGGCTGCCACTGCTGATGTATAATCAGCTGTTCCAAACGTTGTGCCCGAACAGGATCGTATGCGATATTGATATTTGGTAAGATTTTTTCTATTAAAAAATAGTAGTGTACAATGGGACTGGGCTGTACTTCTTGCTGTCTTGTTTCTGCAAATCTATTCAAGGTTGAATAGTACTGGTGCTCGTCTGTGGATGTAAAATAATAGTCACAGTTGAGATTTTCTAAGGTATTGCGTACTAATGTCTGATAGTTTGTTAGTCGTATTTTATGCTGCCCAGACTGTACAAATTTTTCATGATATTCTCGCACTTGGGGCTGCCGACTGGCGCTGCTGATCCACCAGATTCCGTAGGGTCGTTTATGAAAATTAAAGTGATAAACAGGATCTGTTTTGCCCACATGGAACCAGTGCTTGTCTTCGACGAGTTTATCAAATCTTTCAGCCATGGGCCATTGGAAAATTACCAGATGATTTTCCAGTTCTGGTATAAGATCTACAAACCCAGTTACTAGATATTCTGCTCCTGCGCCAACAGCAGAACAGTCATTAATCACTTGGTAGTCTGGCACTAGGGCTTGCAGTATTTGCGGCCATTCAGGCCATAAGTGACCAGTTGCAAAACCATCACCGAATGTGTATATTTTCTTCATGTGCGGTAATGCTTGTCGGCGCCCCACTGGTAGCCACGACCTAAGTTGATTTCAAATTCAGCGTGAAAGAAACTTTTAGCAGCCGTGCTGTTCCAAATGTCAGTTTCGTATAGAAATTTATTTTGTTCAGCCCATCTGGTCAAATGCGTGTTTGAATTGTTTCTGGGAACACGGCCTCTATCTAGGGCCTGCGCTAGTTCTTCAGTTTGATTTACTACATCAGCAAACTCTAAATTTAACACATTAGGTGCAACAACAGGTTCTGCTGATTTAAGATAAAATTTAGCTTTTTGTTTTATTTGATCAACCAATTCATCGCCTGACAAATGTTGCCACATGGGAGCAAAGAACAGCTGATAAGCTCTGTACCAACGATATATCTTGCTGGCATAGGTAGCAGTAGTGACGTTAATGACAAATTCAAATTTGTCCAAGGGCAACAGGCCTGGCCAGCAATGTGTCCCTATCCATCTGCTGGAATCCATCCAGGGTTGTACTCTATTCATAAATTCGTCAACATCGTAGTTATCAAATACATCAGCTGAATCACCAATCTTACCTGCATTGTGTGTGGGACTCGAAAGTCCGCCGTTGTCGGCAAATTCGCTCATGGTATCTTCCATGATATCACATAACAATCCACCGCAGGTATAGTGAGGAAAACATATTAAATTCATGTGTTATCCTTGTTTAATTGTTCCCAATAACTGTTTGAGTTTGCTGCTCTGTATATCAGCTGTGACTTTGCTGTGTTCAGTATCATCTTTAATCTGACTCTTAACCTTAATTGAATCCAGTATGTTGGGCTTAGGTGGGCCGCCGTTGCCAAATGCATGCCCACTTTCATCAAGCCCTGCATCTGTAATACGCATGGTTTCAATGTTGTAGTCTAAGTCTACTTTGTTGCCAACACCCTGACTACTACGTGACTTCATACATTGCATTTGATACTTACCACGCTCTTTCATGGCACGACTTGTAAAGATACCAAACACAAAGTCAGCTGTGTTGATCTTACTGATACCACCAGCAATATGACTATGGTCAAACTCAATTTCTTCTACTGCACTACGGTTAAGCTGCGAAGCTGTTACCATTAGCACGTTGAGTTCAATTGCCAAGTTACGCAATTCTTCTGCTGAGTATTTGTCTTTGATAAACTGATCGTTTGGATTAACTTTAACAGATACTGGCATAATCAAATCTAAGTAATCAATCATCACAAAGTCAATCTTTGTTTCTGTTTGAATCTCGTACTCTTTGATAAAGCTACGGATATCATTTACATTGCTTTGTGCCGGTAAACTTTTAATACGATATGACCCCGACTTCTTACCTGCCATTTTAACTTTAAGCTCAGTAGAATCTAAATCACGTCGAATGTCTTTGGTACTCATGTCAGTTAGCATGGCTGCTGTACGCAGGGTACACAGTTCTTCTGACAGTTCTAGTGTAATGTATACTCCAGACAATCCTTGCTGTAGCCAATTCAATGCCAAGTTCATCATAACCAAACTCTTACCTGACCCAGATCCTCCGGCAAAAATGTTCAGTTCACCGCGACTAAATCCACCATACAAGATATGATCCATCTGTGGCCATCCGGTTGATACTTGCCCACCTTTGTTGAAATACTTGTTGAGTGTTTCTTTTGGCGTTGCCCAAAAGTCTGTGCCCAAGTCTTTGGTCAGACTGATTTGCACAGCATCTTTGATTAGCTTTTCAACTGGCTCATACTCGCCTTTTTCCAGCAAGTCTGCTGACTTTAAAATTGCTCGTTCTAATTCTTGTCTGCGGGTAAATCCTTCAAACTCTTCTAGGAACCAATCAAAGTGTCCTTCATTTAAGTCTGGTATTTCCTGTAAGGCTATTCCTGTTGTTGCTTTAATTTGTGTGCGATCCGGCATGGTCTTATGGTCATTGCAATGTGTCATAATGAACTCAGCAGCCGGTCTTAATGTGCGATCAAAGTTTTCTGGATTGTAAATGTTCTGTACACGAACATAGCTGGATGCGTCTTGCATCATCATTTCCAAGAAAAGCTTTTGTACATCAACTCCGTAATTGTTTAACAATTTGTCTTTTCCTTAATTCAATTTTAATTCGACTTGTTTCTCTTGATTGCATTATAGTTAGCAGAGTTGCCAACCGCCCATATTTGATTACAGCATCGTTTACATCTTTGCAATCCGACCAAGCTGGCATGCTAACAGCCCAGCCTAATTCTATAGCGCGATCCACTAGTTCCATACCCGGCTTGTCCTGATCCGGCACTACAGTTATTTCTTTACCTAAGTTACGTATCAGTCTGGCTTGTGCATCACTTACAGTATTGTGCATAAGTGCCAGCCCGCTGATACATAATGCGTCGAATATACCTTCAGTTACAATTACATGCTGCCAGTCAGCATGTTGTAGGTCTGTTCCAAATACATATCCCGGTTGGAAGTCGTTTACCCAACGAGGATTACGGTCATCTAAAAATCTAGTTGTGCAGCCTACTACTGTATTGTCGTATGTAAATGGTATAATTACACCAGCTCTAGCAAACGTAGTGGCGCTAACCATAAAAGGATAATCTAAAGGCGCACATCTACGACGCAGGTATTTCCAAATTTCTGTATGATGTGGTGTTACAAACTCAGCACCACCTATGTCGCATTCTTCAAAACGTATGCCTTGTATAGCAGCAGCAGTTCGTTGTCTATCATCTATTAAACCTGTAATGCTGCGGTGCTTCAGGCTTTCTAGATTAACACGTTCTATTTCTTCCTGCGGTACGTTTAACCATCCCAGCAATTTACGAGCTTTGACACTGAGATTGCGTCCCAAAATAAAGCTGGCTGTAAAATTGCAATTGAAACAATGATAACTCCAGCCGTCAGGGCTACTTAACAGACCGCCGCGCTGTCGCTTGTCCATGCTTTCGCCGTT